CAGCAACTGCATCGGTAACACCCATTTGACGAGCACCATAAATTTCTGGGGCCAGCCATCTGTCCTTACCATCAAAGACTTGGAAGACCTTCAGCCAAGGCCAATACATTGCACAGTAAGAACTGTTCACTGCGACAGTTCTTGTAGTAGCGAAACCGTTACTCCAGTCAATCGCATCCCCAGGTTTACCAACCGCATATGGCGGTGAGATAAGTGCAAGGAAATCAGTTGTTCTTTCTGCAACCGTAATAAGACCATTCTGAATGGATTGGTTATCCCCAACCCCTGGGCCAGGAGCAAGAGCAATAGACACGTTTAGGACAGGATCATCAAGAGCTTCGATTCCTGTCTTTCCACCGTCAGCTAGAACAGAACCAATCACTGCGGTGGCTGTCGCGGGTGAGGCAGTAGGAATACCACTATCCCCCCCAGCAAGGTTATATGTACCTTGAACCAGCTTGACGAATCTTGGATCGACCTCGACCCCCGTTGCGCCTCCTTGTCCCCCAGTAATAGTAGTAGCACCTGGGAATAGGCTGGAGATGGGCTTCTCGAAGGAAGTTAGAGCAGTTGCTACCACCGTATCATACTGCCCAGTTCTAAACTCAGCTAGAACATAGTTAGAAGTTCTGGAATCGTAGGTCATTCCTAATTGGTTTTCAAGGAACGCAGCAGAAGTAGCTCCTGCAATAAAGGTTTCAGCCGCAACTCCAAGGTTATTAACCTGTTCTTGGGAGTTAACTCCACCATTTACACCGACTTCGAAGGATACTCCACTTGTAGTACCGTCTGTTCTAGTGCCAGCGTTATATCCTGCTCCAGGCCAAATACTCTTTACAAAGTAAGATACGGCAGATGAGTCACAGGTAACACCGCTAGTTGTTACAGCAGCGGCTGCTGTTCCCTTAGCCCCTAGTAGATTGATAGGTTGAAGAGCCTCCAACGTGGTAACGTATGCTAGTTCATCATCTTTGATTTTCATGTCAACAACTAGGGTAGCAAGGCCCCCCGCTGCTGATCCAACAATAAAGGACGAAGCGTTAACACCGTTAACATCCGCAAAAGCACCCACTCTAGCAGAGTCTAAGGATCCTCCGATCACTTTCTTTAAGGCTGCGATAGTCGTAGCCCCTTCGGAGGCACTTACAGTAAGAGTATTCTTAGGAATATCAAATACCTGGGCATCAACAATTTTATTTCTATTATTGTCGTAAGCGGTAATCGTTAGTCTCACGTCGGAGGTTGTAACATCCGCACTACCAATGGCTGACATGCCAAGGTTAGCAGTACCTGGGGCAATTCCCGCAGGCATGATAGGAGCAGCAGCAGTACCACTCACTAATACCGCAGGGCAACCACCGATGTTAACCGCCGCAGAAGCTTCTAGGCGATTAGCGTCAGCTACTCGAACAAACCTCATGGAGTTAGTTGCCTCTAAAATTTCAAGAGTACCTTCTAAAGCTTGACCCTTAATGTGTTCAGCAGGCTCACCGAAAGTATCGATAAGACCTTGCTGACTTGTGATTAAAGTAGCTTTTTGATTGTTAATTCCTGCGATGGGGCCTCGATCTGCGAAGCCTACGATACCAACAACAGAGGAATTAATTTGTGCGGGATAGTCTGAGATGTCCTTTTCGATGACGTAGACACCGGGACTTACGAAGTTTGCCATTTATATTCTCCTTATGCGTTTCTAATAGCGATTAGATTCCGTTGTTGATATCTAATAATGTGATCGGTGATATATGAAGAGGGGACAGTAATCGTTTGCCGAGGGGATAAGTAAAAATCCTCTACACCATTAGGGGTTCTAAGCGGAAGGCTCCAGCTTTGTAGACTTACATTGGTAATTTTCTTCATAATTTGATCTCCATAATATGTACCCTATCTACACTATATTTTGTTAATTTTTTTTAGTAGATTGGGGAATCAAGATTTAATTCTTGTATTTCTCCCGTATTCGTTACTAAAAATTTAGGATTAGGAACATAGGCTTCAAGCTTAATGTTAAAGGTTCTTTGGATAATCCGATCTTCCCTATCTTTAGCATCAAATGTGGACTCGTCACTCTCTGAGTCAATGAAAGCAAGTGCCGTATTAGTATAAGAATTCTTTACAATTAGATGCGGGTTGAATAAGAGTCTAATTTGTTCACAAATCTGGTCCATGTCTGCCTTATACTTACACCAGATATTAATACCATACTCAATATCCAAAGCTCTAGGAGCAGCACTCAAAACTCTTACGGCTCGCTTCTTAGCATCACTCCAGATAACCTCATTAACAATCTGAGGGGCACCTCTCCTTCTAGTATCAGCATCTTTAGATTGGTTTTGATTAATAGATATGATAGGAAGGATAATATTATTATCTTGTTTCAACTTTCCAATAGTTCTTTCTGGGTTAGCATGAACACATTTAATATCTACTAACTTGGTTTCAGAATTAATATAAGCTAGAGTACCCAGTTTAGATATAGTATATTTTAAAGCTTCCCTATAAAACATAGGAATAGTATTAGATGTTGTAGTACGTTCAGCTATCTTGCGCCTAGCCCACACGGTGGGATTTTCCCCTGTGGATGATACATCACTAATTTTACCTACTCCTTTAGATTCTATTACTTTAGAATTATCGTAAAAGGCTGCGCTAGAACTATAGGGAATCATAGTTTTCCTCTAAGGTATTAATAGTTGCGGGTCTTCCTAGAGGATCCGAGGTATCTGTGAGAGGAGTATCTTGAACATCCGAAGAGTCCCTCAGGAGTTTAGCAGTGCATACTAAATGATATACTCCATAAATCTCAAAGCTGTCCTCCTGAACTTCAATAATTTCATATTTCTGATTTTGAAATTTGGGCTTAAGAACATCCCCAGCTTTTAAATGACCCTTGATTCTCTGTTCCATATAAGTTTTGTTGAATACAAATACCTGATCACTGGTAAGTTCAATACCAAATTGGGATAGATTTTCTTCTAAAACTTTAGGCTCGTAGTGACCATATACAAGAACAGGCTGTTTGGAAACAGGCTTATTTCGGGCTTCCATATAAACTTCATCATACTGAGAATCCCCTTGAAGGTACTGATAGTATAGAATCTGCGACCCAGAGATCTTAATCATCTCATCATCTACAAGATTGAATAAATTAATATCAGGATTAGACGGATCAAAGAAGTTTAATTGACCGTCTGAATCCTCAAGCTGTGGGAGAGGTGCTGGGGTAACATCGACTTTGAAGTTTTTATGTGCCATTAGTATGTGGAGAATCTAGCGGGTTCTTCGAACTCATCTAGTAAACGTTGGAGTAGATCTTTCTTTTCATCTGCCGCTTCCTTAACTAGAGCATCTCCATTAAGTTTTGCTCCTCCACCAGGAGAAGGGACAGTTTGATACTTTCCTCTAATTTGTCCTAACACCGATTTAGCGCAAGCTAAAGCATACAGTTGAATCCAGTTTCTATAAGCAGGATGTAGGGTATCTGAATTAAGGCCACGATAGATGATAATAACTGCTTGGTTATTAGTTACGGGTCTAGGTTCAATTTGAAGATACTGATTATCTAATACAGAGAAGGATCCTTCTTGGCCTAAAATCTTTCTCGTCATTTCTAGATTTTGTTGAAGAAGATAGAAGTCTCCTACACCAAAGTTTTGAAATAGGTAGTTATCTTGGAAGTATTTAATAAAGAAATCAAATTCTAAAGTTCCCGCTTGACTCTGAACAGAGAGCAGGGTTTTCTTGTACACCACATACTCTAGATTATTAAGTATGAATGACGGAATTTTATAGAGACTCTCTCCAGCGGTGGCTATAAACGTAGCCATTTGTGTGGAGAAAAGAGGAGCATGATTATACATTGTTCCTACCGACTCATCAATACATGTCTTGAGTTGGTAGGGTGTAAGCTCAACACGGACAACAGGATGCCCTAGTCTAGCAAGAATGAAGTCTTTAATATTGTCTTCAAAGTGAGTCCACTCGACTCCATCAACCATGGAGGTATTATTGAGTTTATCGTAGTCAATCTCATTCCTACCTAGGTGACCATCTCCTGTCCCATCGTTAATATTACTTCCTGCATACTTGGAAAAGCTATTTCCCCAAGATGCCATCTTAGGTTGAATGGGCATAAGTTAATCCTTAAAGGTTTTTATTAGAAAGATGAATCTTTGGGGGAGTCTCTTTTTTTACAATATTTTTAGGCTTAGGAGGATCAACAAGTTCAAACCATTCATGAGGAGAGCCTACGGTCTCCACAACATCCCCAGTATTAAAGGTCCTTAAACCATCTTTAAAAAATATTACTAAAGGACCCTGACCCCTCATGACATACTTAGCCATGGTTTAAAGACCTCTAAATTTACTTGAGAAACCTTTAGATTTCTTAACAGCTTCCTTCTTAGGGGCTTCCTTCTTAGGGGCTTCTACTTTAGGAGCTTCCTCCACATGAGGAACAAAAACGTGTTTCGTGCCCCCAGGTAGGAAATCAAGCTCAACGATATCCCCTTGGGATAGTCCTACAAGTTCTCCTTGTTGGTTAGGGGATTTAATTTGCATCCAATCGGAACCAGTATATCTATATTTCATAATAAAACCTCAAGGTTATATAGGCATATAAGAAGAGCCGAGAAACTTTAATTTCTCGGCTCTTCCGCTCAGTTTTTGTTGTGGAAGCTTCAGCCGAGGAGGATGCGGAAGCTAGTCCCCATCGCCCCCTTCAGCCGCTCCCCCTGCTAGCTCGGCGAGGCGGGGAGGTTACCTGCTACGTTGGATCCATTACCCCACGCAGCACCAGCGGTCGGAACTGCCTTGCTCGACGGTTGGAACATGAAGTCAGCATTAGCACCAATGAGTCGGATGATTCTGTAGAATCGGGACTCAGGAGTCACAGCAGCCTTACCGTAGCGAGTCAGGATACCCTTTCTCGGTTGGAAGGTCTGCGGATCAGTGATGGTCGGCAGTTGCTGGAGCGGGATGTATGGGCAGTAAACGTAACCTGCATCCATTGGACCCGAACCCTTATAGCCAATCATGATCTCATCTTCAGGATACATAGGATCGACATAGAGATCGTATCTACCCGCAAACTTACCCTTGTAAGAAACAGACGTGTTACCGATGTTACTTGGACGATCGCTCTCAGGCATACCACCTTCAAGTTTAGCAGCCGACTCAAGCATTGAAGCAATAAGTGGCGACGTGATCATCCAGCTACCTGGACCACGGAAGGTCGTGCGGTAGATGTCCATCGAAGCGAAGTTAATCGCTGCAAGAAGGTTAGCATAAATCTGACCAACGTGCTGAGGAGCGAATGGGCTACTTTGCCGCATGAAAGTACCCGACATATCGAAGAGATATACGTTACTATTCGTTGCCGAAGGGTTAAATGCCCCAGCGTTAGCGAAGTCGTAAAGGTACTCAGTAGGAGTGAACCCACCAACACCCGCTCCAGCGGCCACGGGTGCTTGGGTCGCGTTACGGCCCGTGCCTTGGAAGTTGTTGGAGTTACTCATGTCTAGTGACTGGCGGTTCCAACCCGTGATACCCGAAGGATCGTAAGCAATCATACGAAGGTCTTCGATCAGTTCGCGGTCGATCTCCAAGGTAAGTTCCTTAGAAAGAAGATCGGTAAGCTCACCTTCAAGATCAAGGTTATGATATGCGCGAAGATCTTGTGCTGCCTCAAGCGTCCAAAGTGCTCTCATCTTACGAGTA